ACAACATTTAGTATACTTGATCAGTATGTTGAAACTGTGAACTTTGCTAGAGATGCCACAACAATAGAAATTGGTGCTGTTAATACATTAGGTGAAGCAAACGGTACTACAACTGTTAGAAACAATTTTCAAGCCAACGGCGATGTTACACTTAACGGTGTTTTCACCGGAGCAACAGCCAACATCGACACCAATGCAATATCGTTGAATCTAGTTAATAACACAGCCAACACAATTAACTTTGCTGGCGCCGCAGACACATTAAACATCGGTAGTGTATTCAGCGATACAAGTAGCGTTATCATCAATGCCATCAACGGAGATGTAACTGCCAACGATCTACAAGTTAACGGTAGTGCTACATTTGCATTTGATATCTTAATACAAGGCGGCGACTTATTAACAGATCAAACAACATTTAATTTAATTAACGATACTGCTACCACATTGAATATTGGTCAAGCGGCAACGAGTATTGTTATGGGGGCTACAACAGGCACACTTACAATACAAAATTCAAATACACAACTGGACGGCGACTTAGATGTAGCAGGCGGTAATATCACTACTGGAGCAAGTGTATTCAACTTTGTAGCCAGCGGTGCAACTACTCTTAACATGGGTGGAAGTGCAAGTGTAGTAGGTATCGGTTCTAGTTTAGGAACAACCACTGTTAATAATGCACTAGTGATAAAATTAAATGCGACTATCGAAGGTACGGATTTAAACACAACAAACACAACATTTAACTTAGTAAACACCACTGCTGAAACAGTGAATTTTGCAGGAGCAGCCTTATCGACTAATATAGGTAATTCAGCAGGTACTGTAGACTTTGCTGGAACTATGGTAAACTTTAACGGAGATATCACTGTTAAAGGTGGCGACATTATTACTGATCAAACATCGTTTAGATTATTGCAAACACCTACAACTGTCAACTTTGCCGATGCGGCAACAACATTACAAATTGGTGCAGCCAGCGGCACAACAACTATTAGAAATAATTTAGATGTAGACTTGGATGTAAACATTGATGGTGGTGATATTACATCGAGTCAAACAACATTCAATTTGTTAAACAGCACTGTTACCACACTGAACTTAGCAGGTGCAGGCACACAGGTTAATATTGGTTCAACGGGCGGGTCGACCAATGTTAAGAATGATTTGAATGTTGATGGAAAAATAACAGTAGGAAGTTCAGCAGGATCGACTTCAACAATCGATTCAGCAGATACATCATTTTATCTTGCTAATACAACAGCAGAAAACTTGTACATGGGTGGCGCTGCCACAGTAGTTGAAATTGGTTCTACCACAGGTACAACAACAATTAACAACGACCTAGCAGTTACGGACAAGCCACATTTGAACAAGACCTACAACTTAAAGGTGGCGACTTAACTACCAATCAAACTACCTTTAACCTAATTAATGCTGTTGCAGAAACAGTTAATTTTGCAGGTGCAGGTACAACTGTTAATATTGGTGCAACTACTGGTACTACTATTGTTAAAAATGCTCTACAAGCAAATGCCGATGTTGAAATTAGAGGCGGTGATCTAACAACTAACCAGTCAACATTTAACTTAATTAATACTAATGCAACAACAGTTAACTTGGCAGGCGGCGCAAATACAGTTAATATTGCCGCACCTGGCAGCGCAACTAATATTGCAGGAGCATTGAATATTACAGGATTAACAACTGTAAGTAATCATATTATTCCAGCAGCCAACGTTACCTACGACTTGGGTAGTTCAACAAATCGCTTCCGTGATTTATATCTAAGCGGTGGTACAATTGACTTAGCCGGTGGTACAATTAGTTTTGACGGTACAAGTTTTAATTTCCAAGGTGGTACAAACGTTGGACAGAGTGTTGAAACAGAAAGTACAACATTTGATCTATTAAACAACATTGCCCAAACTATTAACTTTGGTGGTGATGCTACAACAGTTAACATTGGTGCGTTAAGCGGATCGACTAACGTTAGAAATAATCTTGCAGTATCAGGTCAAATTACAGTAGGGTCTAGCGACAGCAGTGTATCAACATTGGCTGTAACAGATACAACATTCTTCCTTGCAGACGCTACAGCGGAAACAATTTACTTTGGTGGTGCCGCAACCAGCATTAACATGGGAAGTCTTGGTGGTCTAACCACACTCGCTACAGATTTAACAGTTACTGGCGATGTAATTTTAGATTCTGACTTAACAGTCAACGGTAACTTAACATTAACATCTTTAAACACCAGTGGTGAAAACAACGACTTTGTTATTAGTCCGCAGGGCACTGGTCGTGTTATCATTGAACCACAAGGTGGATTTATTTTAAATCCAAGTACGCTTGGCACTATTAATAATGTTAGTATTGGAGCAACAACACGAGCCGCAGGTAGATTTACAAGTTTAGAAGCAAATGCTCAAACTAGATTTACTGCTGGTATTAGTTCTGTTGATTCTACCACAGGTACTGTGGTAGTTCAAGGTGGTATGGGCGTAGGTGAAAACTTAAACGTTGAAGGTAACGTAAGTGCTAACCAGTTGACATTGCGTGGTACAGTATTGTTCGAAAACGAATTAAGTGTATAGCGATTTTCAAACTCCATATACTGGAACCAATCAGCAAACTAGTAATGCAATTTTAACCACTACTGCTCAAGGTGTACCAGTTTGGACCGATGTCATCGACTGCGGAACATTTTAAAGAACGTGAATTTTAGAAACGGTAAATAAGAACAGACAAGGAAAACGAGGAATATTATGGCATCAAGAATCCTTTTTAAGAGAAATAACAACTCAGGTGTAACACCAAGTGCAGGGTCGTTGGTTCAAGGCGAACTAGCGATGAATACTGCCGATGGTAAAGTCTTTTTAAAGAAAGAAGACAATACTATACTTGATATTACTAAAACAACGTTTGAACGTGACACTAGTGTTACTGCAAACGATGACGGCGGTACTACACCTAGTAAAATTATTAATAAAGTTGACAATGTAACGCAATTCGAAGTCACAGAAGACGGAACAGAATTTGTCAACGATGTAAGAATTAAAGATCAAAAAGGTTTGATTTTTAATGATGCCGCAAATGCAAACACTGTAACTATCAAAGGTCCAGACAATGTTGACTTTAGTTACGAAATTAAATTACCGTCATTTCAACCCATTGACCAAAGCGTACTAGCACTAGATGGCCAAGGCAATCTAGAGTGGAGCAGTCCAGATAGTTTTGGTGGTAACCGAGTTTATGTATCAGATAGAAAAGGTTCAGACGACAACGACGGTATTAATGCACCAGTACGTAGTTTAAAACGTGCCGCACAAATTGCCGCAAGTTTAGGTCTACGTCCGTTAGTTGATCCAGGCCAAGGCAAATTTAATGCCAAACGTTTACTAGAAGCCAACCGTAGTTTTATCCAAAGCCAAGTTATTAAGTGGATTGATGCTAACTTTGTAAATTTCCAATACGACGAAACAAAGTGCCGCAGAGACCTTGGACTAATCATCGACGCAGTAGCATTAGATTTTGCAATAGGATCAAACTACAAGGCTGTGACCACAGGTCTTTCATATCGTCGAGCAAATGCCTACACTGTTATCCAGGATCAAATCCTTCAAACTAAGAGTGCAATTCTTCAAGCGCAACAAGAAGGCCTATCGTTCGTTAGTACCAACGCAACTGCACTTAGTCGCTACAACACAGCATTTGCTGAAATCGTTGACATTTTAGAAAATGACATTGGCGATGACAGCACAGATGCTATTGTATATCCTAGCAATGCTGGAACAAGCACTGAAGAAATTGCAGCCAAAGATAAATTACAAGCAAACAAAAACTTCTTAAAAGAAGAAGTCATTGCTTGGATTAATACTAACTATTCAGACTTTACCTATAACGAAGAAAAATGTGCTCGTGACACAGGACTGTTATTAGACGCCGCAGGTTTTGATGCAGTATTGAATACAAACTACAACGCTGTTGTTTCAGGACGAGCATATCTACGTGCTAACGCAGACTACTTAGAAAACAATCAAAAATTACAAACAGTTGCCGCATTCCAGTATGCTAAGAGTCAAGCACTACTAAGCGTTGCGGGTGATGCTACAGCCGTCCAACGTGTTACACTAGCATTTGACGAAATCTTAGACATTATTGCCAACGCCGAAGGTGATGATTCAACCGATGCTATTGTGTTCAACGCACCTAGTAACGCTACGCAAGATGAAATAGATGCAAGAGATCAATTACAGGCTAATCGTAATTTCATAGCAGATGCAGTTAGTGCATATATTAACAAACAGTTTGTAGGTTACACATATAATGGTATTGTAAAAACAACCTGCGAACGTGATCTTGGTATCATTATTGATGCCGCACGTTATGATGCTGCCTTGGGTACAAACTTTAATGCTGTAACAGCAGGCTTAGCCTATCAACGTGCCAACAGTTCTTATGTACTAAGTGGACAAAACATCCAAACTATTGCAGGTATTGAATTTGCAAAAGCCGCTGCCCTAGCCACAGTAAGTGTAAACGGAACTACTGTAACTCGCGTCGGTGCTGCCTTTGACGAAGTTGTCGATATTATCAGAAACGGAGTAGTGTCCACAGATACTTCTGCAGATGCTTTAACATTTACCAACCCAGCAAATGCAACCCAAGCAGTTATTAATTCTAAAAATCAACTTATCGGAAACCGAAATTTCGCCAAAGCAGAAATTATTGCATGGATTAATAATCAAATTGCCACAGCCGCACCCGGCAGTACATTTGATGGATTTACCTACAACAGTGTAAAATGTTCTCGTGACGTTGGCTACATTATTGATGCATTGACCTATGACTTATTATACGGTGGAAATTCAGCAAGTATTGTTGCCGCTTATTCTTACTTTGTTGGCACTTTGAGTCAATTGGGCGCAGGGCAGAAAGACGGAACTATTGCAGCCTATAACAGATTAAACACTGTTCTATCTCAAATCATACAAGGACAGGCAGTAACAGTCACATCTGGAAACATTGAAACACAATCAGGTGTTGGATCAGCAACTGTCGGTACTAGTGCAGAAGCAACTTTAGTTTCTGCAGATTTACAACTAATAATCGATGTAATCAATGCAGAAACTCCTGCTGGGTTACCAACACCAACTTATCCAAGTTTTGGATGGGTCAATGCTAATATTGTATCAGCAACAGATTCTCTAGCAACTGCAAAATCAACAATTATCACCAACACCAGTGCATATTTGACAACAACGTTTGATGGTTTCTCTTACAATCAAACAAAATGCGAACGTGATGTAAAGTATATTGTTGACGCACTGACCTATGACGTATTATATGGTGGTAACACTGCCACACGTACAGCCGCAAATGCATACTGGGTAGGCGCAGTAACACAAGTACCTGATCAAATTTATCAAACTAAAAAAGCCTTTGAATATTTGTCTACTATCGTTGACGAAGTATTAACTGGGGTAGCAGTAACGCCAAGTCTAGATCGTACAGTTTATACAAAAGGAACCAATCCTACTGATGGATTCGCAATAACCAGTTGGAGTGCCAATACACTAGTTTTAAAAGCCGCGCCTATTAGCAACGGCATAGCATTTTTAGCGGACTTTGTTGCACTAGACGGAACAGAACCTTACGAAATTTATGTCAACGGTATCGAAGTAAGTGTTACTAACACTACTATTAGTTCAAATACAATCACCTTGACAGTTAGCAAAACAGTGACAGATACTTGGGGATCAGGTGCTACAACTGCTGACATTGTTAACATTAGTTTTATCAAAGCATATAGTGGTGCAAGTCAAGATACAGCAACATACGGTCCTGCAAGTTCTATTGAAACAGCAACCGCAGGCTCGTTACTAACTATCGTAACAAATGTTGTCGAAAACGGTCTATCAGCATTACCAACAGCAGTCAACCCAGATTTAACTTGGGCAGACAGTGGTTTGCAAAATGCCCGTTTAGAATTAGTTGCAGATCGTCAAACAATTATTGACGACACAATTGACTTTGTACAAACAACATTCCAAGACTTTGTTTACAACGAAGCAAAATGTGCAAGAGACGTAGGGTATATTGTCGACGCAATTACCTATGACGTATTATACGGCGGAAATAGTGCAACAGTTGGCGCTGCCAATGCTTATTGGATATCATTAGATGGCAGCACCTACGACACACAAGTTCCTAATCAAGAAAGTGTTACTTCACAGGCCATTGACCGTCTAGCATATCTTACAGACAAGGTTGTCCGCGGTGTAACAGTAACAGACGTTTATCAAACTGCGGTAACACAGGTTACCAGTGGTAGTAATGCTACAACTGTGGAAGCAGGTGTACTAACTGATTTACTAGGTATCATTTCAGGCGTTATCATCAACGGTATTGGAACTATCCCAACAGAAGTAGAACCTGACCTAAGTTGGCAAGTTGGTGCTATAACAGGCCCATTCACAGCATTTAAAGTAACTAACCGCAATGCAATTATTGACAACGTTGTAGATTATATTGCAGATACATTTACAGGATTTGTTTATAACAGCGCAACTTGTTCTCGCGATACAGGATTAATTCTTGATGCAGTAATTCTTGACTTTATTCTTGGCGGCAACGAACGAAGTGTTGAAGCAGGTCTTGCTTATTATGAAGCCGGTAATACCAGTGCGGCTTTGGTTATTTCAGACCAACGTTTTGAAACTGCCGAAGCCAACAAGTACGCTAAAAGAATTGCTAAACAGATTGTACAAAATCAAACAATCAGTCCATTCTTCCAGCCTATCGGTGCAGAACCAGTGCAGATCAAATATCCTAGCATTACAGGTGTTGCCGCATTAACTGATATTGAAACACTGTTCAATACTATTATTGGAATTTTTGAAGGTCAACCTGCACCCACAGTTGTTGCCAACGGTTTCCAAGAAGTTCCTATTACTATTCAGGTTGCCGCAGGTGACTTCTATATTGATAACCCAATTATTATTCCAGACAAAGTGTCTGTGGTAGGTGACAGTTTACGTTCTGTGGTTATTCGACCATTGAACGCAGGTAAGGACATGTTCCGTATTCGTAACGGTGCGTACATGACTGGATTTACATTCCGCGATGGATTAGATACTAACCTAGTACCTAACTACACATTTAACTGGTGTGTGGCTTTCGATGATCCTCTAGATGACACTGTTGATCGTTCAGGATACTTTGGCCTACGCAGAAATAAGCCACAAATTTCATTATCACCGTACATTCAGAACTGTTCTATTATTTCATTCTTAGGCGGTAACGGTATCTGGGTAGACGGTGAAAAGATCAGAGAACCTAACATCAGCCCTCCTGGATTTGAAATTGAACAAGAAAATCCAGTAGACGGTGCAACACCTCCACAAGGTAAGTCCATGGTTGCCAACGCCTTTACCATGGTTTCATTCGGTGGTACAGGTTGGCTAGTAACCAACGATGGTTATGCGCAGATCGTGTCGTGTTTCCAGATCTTCTGTTTAAACGGTTCGTACACACAGTCGGGCGGATACTTATCTATTACTAACTCGGCCACAAACTTTGGATTGTATGCGCTACGATCAAGTGGTTTCAGCCCGAACGTATTCAACTTTGACCGAGGATTTGTAGCCGCAACAGGCACCAACGGCGGACGAATTACATTAACAACACTAGGAACAGAACGTGAACCAGTAGCACAATACGTATTAAAATTCCGTAATGCCAGCACTGATGTAGATGTAACCAGTAACTTTAAAACAGCCAGCACAGAATTATCTTTTGACTCTCGTGCATTTAATGCTATTGCAGATCGTACTGGTGTTATTACTAATATTGCAGGCAGTGGTCCTTACACTGCAACACTAACCGGAGTCAATACAACTGGTATTGTTACTGGTAAGTACTTGACTAAAACAGGTGGCGACGGTGTACTCGGTAGTGTTACCACTGTCACTGCGGTTCGTGCATTAGCAGGTGAAATCGATATTTCCAGCAACGGTGTAATTAGCACCGGAGCAACACCATTAGAATTTGCAGTTGGCGGCGCAATCAACACAGTATCAAATATTATTACAATTCCAGATCACGGATTGTTAAATGGTGATAGTGTTTACTACTATGCAGACCTAAACATATCTGGCAATCTTCCTGCTTTGGGATTAATTGACAACAGTATCTACTTTGTCAAAGTTATCAGTGCAAACACAATTCAATTGTTCAATGACAACGGCCTAGCATATCTTGCAGATATTCAAACTGGCGGTGTAGGTACACAACGTATTGCTAAAAACGTTGAAGAATTCTTTGTTGAATCGGTGGTCAGCAGCCACAACAGTTATCAAACGTTGACACTGCCTGTGGCAAGTCCAGATTATGTATTTGCAATTGGTGCACCTATTCAAGGAACTACCGGAGCATTTACAAATAATGCTTATGTTTTAAGTTGGACTCCAGCAACTCGAAAACTTGTTGTTTCTAATGAATTAACAACCATCGGCGAAGAGCAACAACGCATTAAGTACACTTTATTGAGTACAATTACAGCAGATCAAAGTACATACACTGCAATCCCAATAGTGGATGTGGAAGATCGTACAGATTTATACACCGCAGTGGTAAAAACAAACAGTACACGTACTGCAAGCCAGATCCAAAACCCAAGCGGTACTATTGGATTCAAGTGTAATTACCATCGTCCAAGTATCTTGAACAGTTCTTCACACACTTGGGAATTTGCAGGTGCTGGTACAGACTATAACGCATTGCCACAAAACGGTGGTCAGACAATTCTTGCTTACCAGCAGTATACTGAACTTCCAGGTCGAGTTTACACTTCAGGTACCAACGAAGCAGGTGACTTCTTAGTTGGTGACTTTATTAAGGCTGAAAACAACACTGGTAAGATTACATTCCGTACGGAAGTTACTGTTGGACAGTTGAACGTACTACGACTATCATTGTCTAGTATTGAAATTAGTAGTATCAGTAACGATACTGGTTTAGGTGATAATGAAATCGGCGGCGCTAGTGATAGTCGATTGACTACACAAAAGGCTATTCGTAGTTTCATTAACAACAGGCTAGGTAGTGTACTTGATAAAAACGTATCTACTAACTCAGTTGCAGGTGCGCTTGTTCAGTTAAACAGTTCTGGACAGATTAACGTTGACTTGATTCCTCCACTAAGAGGTGTTACAACTTATGCAACTAGTGAATTTGGTGGTCGTTTATTATTAAGCGAAAAAATACCAACAGTAGAAGTGTTTAATGGCGATAATGCCAGCGAAACTTATCAGCAACAGACTCTAACGTTAACCGGCGGCACATTGACCGCAGTTGTTGGAGATTTAATTACACAGGTTGGTACAACTGGATCAGGTCGTGTCAAAGAAGCAGTAACTAGCGGTACAAGTGTAACACTATACGGTGTAACTGGTACGTTTACTGAAGATAACGTTGCTCAACCTATTCGTAAAAATGGTGTAACAGTAACAGGTGTTAATCCAAGTGGTCTAACTGCTGTTACAGAAATTGTTGATAATTATTTCTTAAACAACGACACTAGTAGTCAGTTCTTGATATTAAGTGGCACAGGTTATAGTTTTACCAACGGCAACACTATTACTAGCGCAATTGGACTAGCACAAGGTCAAATTACAGAATGTTACTGACGTAACTATTATCAGCGGCGGATCTGGGTATGCTAGTGGTAACGTATTAAGTGCAAGTGCAGCCACAATCGGTGGTACAGGTAGCGGATTCCAAATTACTGCTAATCGCGCAGACACAAGATTGTATGTTGACTTAGTTGGAAGTAAAACTAAATTTAATGCAACATCTGCTGTCAACGATTATTTTGAAGACAACAATGCGCCTGTTACAACTATAAGCGACTTGGCCGCATTTACTACATTTAGTTTTAGCGGAAATACTGATATTAATACAGGCACTGGTAATATTATTTTAACCAGCCATGGATTAACCAACGGTGATATTCTACAGTACAGCAACCAAGGTAACACAAGCATTGGAGGATTAACTAATAATCGTGCGTACTTTATTAAAGTTATTAATTCAAATGCAGTTCAATTATACACTAACTACGCATTAAATCCTGCGGATCAAGTATTATTAACAGCAACTTCTACTGGCACACATACTCTAACACGTAATGCTGTAAGTATTGGTTCAACAAGTTTAAGTTTCTTATATAAAGCCGCACACGGTTTTACCACAGGCGATCCTGTGTACGTTGAAGGTTCGGACCTG